AACTTTGATATCTGATCTTCAGGGGAAAAAGTTGGACTCTGATCCTCAGTCCTTTCACCTTAACTCTCAGAATCAACTGGGAGCAACTCGGTTAGAACCATTAGTAGTAGGTCTTTTTGGACCTCCTGCTTCCGGAAAAACTACCCTTGTTCAGGTGTTGACGAGACGATTATGGAAACTTTACTTTTCAGAAATGGAATTTAATGATGTAGTCTACAGTCGATCTTGTGCAACTTCACATTGGGATGGTTATCGAAACCAACCCATAGTTGTACTTGATGACTTTGGACAGAATCATGAAGATCGTTCTGATTTGTCGGAGTTTGAACAACTCGTTTCCAGTAATCGCTATGTTCTACCTATGGCTTCTCTAGAAGATAAAGGGAGACTCTTTACATCTCCTATCATCATTGCCACTTCCAATATGGCTTTTGGATCCAACTTTAACAACCTAGGTAATGGGTTGACTGTTGAAGAACCAGAAGCAGTTTGGAGAAGATTTAAGATTCCAATTCTTTTATTAAAAGATGGAACCTCAGATCGTCCAAAGACAAAGATGTATCTTCAGAGAATGGAAGCGAAAACAGAGGATGATAATCACTGGTTGAAGAAGCATCAAGTTCTTTCTCCCTCACAGGAGTATGAACACTTCATTACACAGAATGTTCAATGTTGGGGCTCACCTTCCTCTCGGAAGAGTGGACCCAGCAAGGAACCCTTCTTTCAAGGAACCCGGTTGATGGGAACTGAAGCTCTTGTTTCTAAAATTAAGGAACAATTAGAACTTCATATTTCTTATCATGATGAGTTTCTCGAAGGATTTTGGGATCAAAAGATCGTCTCTGCCCGAATTAAGGCTGAGATTGATCAAGATTCCCAAGGTGTCTGTGCAAGAATTGATGCTAGAGAGGTTGAAATGCCTCATCTTCCTACTGATCATCAAGTAGTGCAGAGGTTTTCTGCGTTACCTCCTTACCATCCACCTGTTGTTGATGCTATCGCATTATCTGAACCACTCAAGGTTCGGATGATTACGAAAGCTGAAGCTGAGACTAAGGTTCTGAAACCATTACAAATGGCTTTATTTCAGTACCTTGGTCAACAGCCCCAGTTTGCATTAACTAGTGGGTGTACCAAGAGTTCCCTTCTGGATTCCTTTGAGGAATCTGCTTTGGCCTGGATCGATCGAATCGAACAACAAATTCAATCGATTGATTCCAGATCAGAGGAAGGGGATCTCTGGTTATCAGGAGATTATACTGCAGCAACAGACAATTTTCCAATGTCTGTTACCAATGCTCTACTAGAAGGAATACTTTCCGAAATTGACCATGAACCTACGAAAATGTGGGCTCGATGGGAATGTTCACCACATATCATCCGATATCCGATTGGATTAGATGATGGTGTTCAAACCTCTGGTCAATTAATGGGAAGTCTTCTTTCGTTCCCTCTACTTTGCTTCTTGAACGATTTCATTGTTTCCGAATCTGGATTTGAGAAAGGAAAATACCTGATTAATGGTGACGATGTTGTCGCCAAAGGTCCAATGTCCACTATCTCTCGATGGCGGCAAAATGCACCTCAGGTTGGACTTTCTCTATCTTTAGGAAAGAATTTCATTAGTGAAGATTTCTGTACTGTGAACTCTCAGTTGTTTTACCACGCTGAGTGTCAACATACAGGAAAGGTATCTTGTCAAACGAGAACCGGTTTGAGTTTAGGCTTCTGTTTCCAGGAGTCTCAGTTCTACTTTGGTTGTCATGATGAGATGTATCAAGAATTCATTCGAAGAAACATCTTGGAATTGAGGAGAACTCCTCGATCCCTATTTGTTTCAACGGACCTTGGAGGTCTTGGTTTAGTTACCGATCTGTCTCGAGTAGACAGAAAGTTGGCTCACCAAGTTTATCTCCGGGATTTCTTGAAACCCTTTTTATCTTCACCTACCGTTCCAGGATTCCCGGATTATCAAGTCTTGATGATTCCTGAGTTTCAAAATGAAGAAACTCGGGGTTGTCTCAAAGATCTTGATGAGTCGGAAAAGACCCTCAATATTCTTCGACAGGTTTTTGCAGAAGAACCTATCTTAGAATGTTTCTCTTCTGACTTGACTCATGTCGAGTTTAAGAAAGATTTGAAACAAATTGGGGATCAATTGGATCCTGTTCTATTGGACCAATTCCACAAAACAAAGTTGACAGACTTACCGATTCTTTCAAGTCGGAGAGTTAATGTCTTATTTGTAAAAAGTGGAAATGTCCGTTGGATCAGGAAACGAATCTTGGATCATGTTGTACAATGTTTGATTCGAGTATCGAACAATCCTCAATTTGAGGATTTCGGCGATGATATCAGATCATTAACTCTTGATGAACTCAAGGATTTTGATCTTTTGTCGTCTTGTCGAAGTTTGTTCGAACCAGATTTTGAACATGTACAACAGAAATTCATTCCTTTTGAGGGTTTTGAAAACCTTCTGGATTCGGATTTTAAAGAACGAACTCAATCACCGAAACTATTTCCTCATGACCAAATTGAGGAATTTCGGCGATTTGATTTGCCGGGAGAAACCGTTGGGATTGATCATCCCAAAGACCTACCACGATAGTAAGTGATGGTCTATTTCTCTC